ATACCCGTCTTGGGTATCCTTGGTAGCGCCAACCGATGCACGATCTTGGAATTTCATATGTCAAGCCTTAAATCATAGTTGACGTTATTATGCGTCTAGTGTGGCATTGTTGCAAATCACGCGGTTATTCCCAGCCGTAAACAATAATTACCGTGTGAGCAATGACGCCAGCAGTTGGGGCAGTGCCGACCTTTTTCTTAGCAATCTGAATATACTCGCCGGGGTTTACAAAAACAGGGGCGTCGCCAAAGTCGATATAAATATCGCCAAGCGTAGAGTTAGCAGCCGCCGCAGTTGGAACTCCGTGATTGCCTAATGGGACGCGACGAGGTGCCTTGCCGGATGTAGCCTCTGCGGTTGCAAGCGAAACGGCGGTATGCCCGAATGCAAGCGACCATTGCGCCACATAGCCGCCGCCCACAAGCACGGCTTGCACGTAGGATTGGATTTTAATGCCACGGACAACAAGCCTACGGTTTGGCGAGTTAGCCGACAATGCAGGGACCTGATAACTGCAAATAATCCCGTCAATCGTTACTGCAAGAGTATCGGTTTCCCAGAATTGCCCCCCTAAGCCCGCGCCAAGCGCCGCCGTGGTGTTTGTCGGAACCGCTACAGTAGGGTTAGCGCTGTTGGCGTAGTTTGCGAGCGACCCCATAGTGCCGCCAGACATGCCCTGATAAGAGCCATATAGGCGGTTGCCTTGTGTGGATGGAATGGATACAGCACCCGCGCCGCCTTGGCGGATATTGTATGCCCCAATGAACGACTGCATTACGCCAGAAGCCGCGCCACCAACAATCCGGTGCTTGATAAAGTAAGGCAGGCCCGCAGCCATAGTCATGCGGCCTTGCGCGGCTGGCAATGGCAGGGTGCCAAGCATAACCGCGCCCGTGCCGTCATTAACCCAGAACGTCGCCTCCACGCCGCCGAGGTAGCAGATGAATTGATATTTTGCGTTGTTCTGGTAGGCCCAAACGCCCGTGCCATTGGCAAGAGGAAATACGCCCGTGCTGGTTTCAGTCCCGTTATTCGACGCAATGCCCTGCAAGCCCGCCGATGAAAGCCGGAAAAACACGCCGTCAGTCGGCGCAACCGTTGCCGCGCCGGGGATGCCCACGCCCCATTCAATAAACGTGTTTGTCGCGGGTTGCGCCGAAAAGCCGATCTCTGTATCCGCTGAAAGTGTGGTCGTTCCGGTTGTTGGGAATGACGCGTAGGTCTGAAAAACAGAGCCTACAGTCGTTGCCACCGAGGATGCCGCGTTAGTCGTCATTTGGCCCGCAGCCCAAGAGTTTGTCATCGTGGTTGACAAATATGAATGCTTACCTGTGTTCTGTGCAACGTAGCTGAAAACCTCTTCGTCCAGCATAAGATCATAGCTAACACGCTGGCGATAATCAGCATCAACCTCAGTTGATCGAATACGCGGAACTCCGGTCACAAGCCCTTGGTCGTTTTCGCCAAAAATACGAACGCCGCCAACATTGCCGGGATTTTCTGCTGCATCTGTTTCAGTGATAACCTTTAGCTGATTAAGTCCTGCGACCTCTGCAACGTTGCCGCTTGTATTACCTTCAATCCGAAAACCCGGCATTATTAACTCCATTCCCAATGGCAAATAATATTGCCGTTAATTCGTAATTGTGTCGCAGCGTATATAGTGAAACCTGTTGCGGGTATAATATCACCTGCTGTTAAACTAACAAATTGGGGCAGTATTAAACCATGCTCATATGCGTTAAAATCAGTCCCAGTTTCAGCTTGAAACCATACCTTGATTTTAGAGCCGGACAGAATAGCCGCTTGGCCCGTGATAGTGATTGTTGCGATATTCGTGCCGGGTGCCGCGCCAAACGACAGCACGGAACTGCCGACAGTCGCACCGCCACCGCCGCCCGCAGGCGCTGCATATGTGCCGTCTGCGCGCAGGAAGTTAGTAGTGCCGCCCGCATTGGTAAGCGTTACCCCGTTTACAACCTGCCCCGCTGGCAGTGTAACCGTGCCTGTGAACGTAGGGCTGGCAATCGGTGCCTTAGCCGCAAGATCAGTCACAAGCCCAGTTATATCAGCTTGCACGTGGGTATGGGCAGACGGTGCAAACGTGCTAGGGATGCCAGTTAGATCACCGTATGCACCCGAAAAGAACGTGGGTTTTCCGGTTACATCAGTCCAAGGGATTTGCGCCCCCGGTTGTAATGCGCTATCAGCCTTAACACCCTGCGCGGTTGTCGCCTTACCGTCCAGTGCTGCCTGCAACCCCGTGACAGTGCTAATCGACTGCACCCCGGTATGGTTAGCACGGGCAAACAACGTTGCATCAGGTGAGTTAGCAGTCGCCCCCGCCTCAATACCGTCTAGTTTAGTTTCATCGGCGGTTGTATAACTAGCAGTCGTTCCAGTCAGTACTGCCGAATACGCCTGCACCGATACGCCGATATCAGCCGCCTGCAATGCAGTATCAGCCAACGCGCCTTGTGCCGTAGTTGCCTTACCATTTAGCGCGGTTTGTAAGTCAGTCTGTGCTGACAACGTGCCTGTAATCGTGCCCCAAGCCGTAGAACCGCCACCGCCTGAAAACGTCTGCCAAGATACATCGCCATCCGCATTGCTAGCCTTAGCCAATGCCTGCCCTGTGGTGCCGCCCGGTGGCAGTGACGCGCCGCCACTAGAACCACCACCGCCGCCAACGATAACACCGCTACGGCCATCTTTACCGGGCTTGCCGTCTTTACCCTTAACATGCCCCGCGTTAATCAACCGCGAGTTAGTCAGTTCTACATACAGATCACCATCATCGGGATCGACATACACGTCACGCACGGACACAGCAGGGGCAGGTGTCGCCCCATCCTTACCGTCACGGCCCGCAACGCCCTGCGCCCCTGCAACCCCGTCATCACCGCGTGGGCCCGTGTCGCCATCAATACCTTGTGGACCTGCCACGCCCTGCGGCCCAGTATCGCCCTGTGGCCCACGGTCGCCTTGGATACCCTTAGGCCCTTGCGGCCCTTGGATACCCTGCAAACCCTGATCACCCTTGACAGCGCCATTTTCCGCAATACGGTTTTCGACTTCGCGCTTAGTTACGGCAATGATTGCAGCAAGTTCAACTGTATTCATTTTGAACCCCTTAGATAATCCGTCAATAGCTGCAATGTGGGATCTTCGGGCAATTCATCTTTAACTACCGGGGCAGGTTTAGCAGCACCCGGCGGCGCAACCTCAATCACTTCAGGCTCAGGGTCAATCTCGCCGCCCGCATCCAAGAAATCAGTCAATGATTGATCAAGCCCCGGAAATACGCCCGCGTTAACCAATGCCAGCGTGACAGGCTCACTAAGCACTTCGGCAGGCAAGATATTCGCATCCGATAGCGTCTTAGCTGCATTAGCCAATTGCGCGCCAATATCAGCTTTTTCCTTATCGCTAATCTGCCATAGCGAGTTCCACTCATACCAAAGATCATCGGGCCTATCACCCAAAGCAGACCGAATAATGCACTCATCAAGAAGTGCGATTGCAGGCTCTAGGTAGTTAGTTTGGCGCGAATTAACAAAGTCGTAATATGTGGACAATTCAAGATTGCCATTACTTCCAAGTCCGCCCGCTGATACGCCAAACATGCGGCTACGGTTGCTAGATGCGGCCCCTGCTAGTTGCGATTGAAACCGATCAATCAAATCTGGAAGGGTGGCAAAACTCATGGTTTTCTGCGAGTATACCGCGCCAACGCCGTCTTTGGACGTTGCGCCCTCAAGCAACAGAACGCCGTTATTACCTTTCATTAGCATGGCTAGGTTTTGGGCTTTTAGAAAAGCCGTTTCCTGTTCGCCACCGTCTAGAACCTGCGACAATCCGGGGTATTGGATAATGTCAATCTTGGCTTCATAAACCAATGACGCAACGTTAGCCATAACGCCGTCGTATTGCATAACGCTAGTCATGAGGTATTGAAGGACGCTTTCGCCTTTTTGAAATCCGAACCCTTGCGAAGGCGTCTCAGTGCCAAACATGCGAATAATGCGCGACGGGTGGATACTCACAATCCCTTGCGTATTACTCGATACCGTGTAATACTTAGGACGGCCATATTCAGGCGACATAGGGTCGGTCTCATAATCACCCGCGACTAGATGCGAAGGTGACATAGGGATAACAAACCGCAATCCGTCCTTACCCACTGTTTCGGGATCAAGCGGCAAATCAGGGGGTTGACCTACATCCATATATGCGTAATACTCGCCATAAAGGCGACTCATCTTATCGACCCAGTTTAGGGTTTGCTTGATCTTTAGCTTTTTCTCTAAGGTTTCAATATCGGTGATTTGGTCATCTTCGCCCTGCCACATGCGCCACTTACGAAAGCTATCATCTGGGATTTGATCAATAGACGCTTTGGCGGCTGGACTATCGGCATAGACGGCCTCTAGCTGTTGCGTAGTCCAAGTGGATTTGACGTAGCTAACGTTCATTGCTTTATCCCTCGCGGGGGATAGGCCTGCGACTACGTTCTGAAATCCGTCATTGATAATCATATGCGCGCCCTGATATTTTGTTGCGATTGTAGCGGATTGGGGCTTGACTGGGAAATCGGGGTATGGTATGGGTTGCGGTATGAAAAAACTACGCATCTTAGACTTATTCAGCGGCATAGGCGGATTTAGCCTAGGGCTTGAACGCACTGGCGGATTTGAAACTGTCGCATTCTGTGAGATTGAAAAATTCCCTCGCAAGGTGTTGGCAAGGCACTGGCCTGATGTGCCGTGTTTTGATGATGTAAGAACATTGAAAGGTTATGATGTCGGAACAGTTGATGTTATTTGCGGAGGCTTCCCTTGCCAAGACTTGTCGTCGGCAGGGGATCAAAAAGGCATTGGAGAAGGCACTAGAAGCGGGCTTTTTCGAGAAATGCTTAGACTTGCAGAAGAATGTGGCCGTCCCATTATCATCTTTGAAAACGTCGCACGGTTTCTTAGCGGACCAACGAAAAATCCCGGGGAATGGTTCTATGAGTTTCTCAGGTCATTGGCCGAGATCGGGTATAATGCAGAATGGTTCTGTATTACCGCTGCCAGCCTTGGCGCGGCGCACGAGCGCGACAGAATATGGATTATTGCCCACCCCGACGAAACACAACTCGAAAGAGGGGGCATATCCCGCAGAGTATACGCGCAACACGCCGACTTTAGCAACGCATGCCGGGGGAAAGATAAACCCGGAGTGGACCGAATGGCTAATGGGCTTTCCTCACAAATGGACAGACTTGCAGCTTTAGGCAACTCTATTTATGTTGACATTGCCACGATGATAGGCAATGCTATTCTTGAAACGCATAGGAGTGCATCATGACTGACTGGATCGAATGGAACGGCGGCGAGTGTCCGATTAAGTCGGATATGACGCGGGTGGAGTATAAGATGCGTCATAACGGATCCAACACATATCTTGGGACTAAGGTTAGATGGGTGCATGAAAGCAAACCATATGACATCATCGCCTACCGCATTATCGAGGATCACGAACCAATGACATACCCTAAAGAAATTGAGGCCAGCACCCTTACATTTGAACTTATGCGATCAATCGTCAATCCACAAACACGCGAACAGATCACGGCGCAGATTGAGGCGTTGCAGAAACAGTTGGATGCGATGCCTGTTGTCATGCGGATGCACTGGGACGGGCAATATTTTACGGAAGGTAAGTATGCGGAAGACACCCACTACTTCGACATCGAAACAATCAACGGCGTTCCCCATATTCACGGGGTCGCTATGAAAGAGTGCGGGAAATGAACGAATTAAAGCCATGCCCGTTCTGTGGCGGTCCTGCTAAATTTGACCATTACTCTGCATATTCTTGCGATAGTAGTTTTGATTATGTGGGTTGCAATAAATGTGAAGTTATGATGATCTATGAACGTGAAAGATATGACCATAAGACCGGAAAATGGTTACAGGACACCATGTCAACAATTAATGCTTGGAATAAGATGGTCACAAAATGAGACTGAAACATGGCAAGAAGTACGAAACTGCGGATGGGGTTGTCGTGGGGCCGATGATAGATGTAGGGGATGGTTACTTTGAGGCAAAAGTTGGTGAATATGGGTTGCTTTGGATCGAACATGGAGAACGTTGGGCAAGCGGCGTATGTGGTGACCTAATCCGCCGCCATTACACCAAACCTAAACCCGCGCATAAGCTGGACCTGAAACTTGGTGATGTTGTTAAGCTGTGTAAGTGGGAAGATGGTATGACTTCAGCAGTTGGATTCAGTCTAACTTTCAACGGTAAAATTCTAACAGATCACTATAATTATTATACTTTTCACGTTCATTCTGCTTTTGAAAAAGGCAAACGTCCGCTATTCAAGGTGGTATCTCGGGCAACCAATAACACCCCGATTTAATCATGGTAAAAGAAACATTTACATTCGGCGGGGTTAAGTTTAAGTGGGAGTATGATCCTATTGATTGCAGTGATCTTACGCACTCATGCAATGATGGCATTGTGATTGTCACCAAAAAAAATACGTCATTCTTTGGTGCTTACCCATGTGAATTCTTTAACTCCCCAACGCCGCCCAATTAATCCCGACATGCTTCATAATCGGATTTAAGGCATACCTAAGCGCGTCGATGTAATGGTTATTTGCATCAACGGGCTTAGGCTTAATCGCGCCTGATAGCTTGTCAATTTCCCATGAATACAGTCTAAATTCGCGGGCAGTTTGAACGCAACGGGGATGGATATACACGCGCTTGAATGATCGGATAAACTGAATACCGTCCTCAACGCTTCCCTTACCCTTGACGCAACCAATAGCCCGGTGAAAGCCCTTGCGCTGAATGTGCGATATCATGCCCGGTTGCGCGCTATCCCATCGGCTTACATGCGCGGCATAGTCTGGAATACAGGACGATACCCTGTTGACAATATCGTCAATCTCAATTCTAGTTCCGCCCGCTTCATAGTCGATGTATAGGCAGTTATCCTTAACCCATGATCTTACTGCGGATGTAGGGTCTTGCGAGTATCCAAAGTCGCCGCCTAAGTATGGCCCTTGCCAGCCGGGTCCGTCAACTTCAAACTCTTTGATCTCATACTTGCCCGCCATAATCTGCGCTTCGGTGAGCGTTAGGAATTGACCTTCCCATATGTGATCGTATGTGTCGGGTCGAAACTCTAGATCGGCCTTGCGCTCATCTTCTAGACCTTGTGGAAACCAAGGATTATCGGAATAATTACATTCGACAATAACCATGCGGCTTGGGTCGTATGATAGACGGAAACGCTTATGAGTTGCGCTTTCCTCGCTTTCCGGGTTCCACGTTAGCCATATTTCGGAATTAGGTTCGCGCATAACTGTTGCGATCAGTTTGCGCCATGCCAATTCGGATACGTTTTCCGCCTCGTCAATCCATGTTAGCAGGACTTTGGCTTTGGACTTAAGGCTGTCTAGGTTATGGCGCAAACCGACAAACAGAAACCAGATATTGCCTGACTTGGTGCGAATGTATTCCTTGCCTATTGAGAAGTGAGATGCTAACCATTCATCTTCTTGAATGACGGACTTCAGCTCCTCCATAGAACTGTCAGCCAGTGAACCCATGAATTCACGTCCGCATAGGATCGCACCGCGCAGGCCTATGGTTTCGAACACAAGCGCGCGCACGGCTACCATACGAGCGAACGTGCGGGTTTTAGCTGACCCACGACCACCGTATGCGCCACGATATGCCACCGCGCCGATTGGCGGTGCAAACACGGGCGCTAGGGCTTCTGGTATTTGGATGTTAACTTCCATGCGTGTTGTATAGCATGGGGAGTTTGGTATGGCAAAAGCCCCCGAAGGGGATTAGACTAGTTTAGATGATAGAGCCGCGCGAAAGGTGCAGTCAAGTGGTTATTTCACATTAACACCCGCAAAGCATCGGCTTCCTTCCTAACGCGTTCGGCCTCAATACTAAACGCAACGTCCGCCCGGTGCTTTGCCAATTCGCGCGCCTTGTATTCTCTAAACCCAGCCAACACCGCGTCAATTTTATCAACGGCGATTGGGTTATCCGTTGCGTAACAATGCGCAGTCCAATCAAGTCCTGAAATGCAATATTGTTTGATACCCGCTAAAAGGACGCCGTCCTTTAGCAATACATACTCCTGATAGTCGTATGTATTGCCTTTATTTTGGATGCACCATCCGCACGGCAGACCGTCCGTGATCGTTTCCATGATTATTCTCCACACGCATCGGCATAAGCTGCGTCAAGATTAGCCTGCAAAACCGCTGCGAATTGTTCAGCCGCTACTTGGCTTGCAAACACATAACGCAGCTTGGTTCCCCCCATGATCTCGGCGGCGTCTTGATTTACCGTAACTATAAACCGGGGTTCCATATATGCGCCGAACGATTTGCGGATGGTTGCGGCTTTGATTGGGTTTTTCATGGTGTCTATCTCCTGTTGATACCCCATCTATACACCGAGCCGCGCGCCATGCAAGCGAAATAATAGCACACGGCGAAAATTTATTCTGTTGACAGGTCGCGCGGCTCGGGGTATATTAGGGATACAAACAAAGGAAACAACATGAAATATCTAGTAGTTGAAATCGCAGCGGACGGCATGGAATACAAAGACATCGGAGCTGCATCGACCCAATCAGTAGCTGAATATATCAAGCGTCAATACATTCAAGACCTGCGCAATATGGGCATGTGCCTAAACCACAGCCACAAGATCATCGTTCGGGCGGCTTAACCCCCACAGGCACTAGATTGATCACAGTCGGCGTCATGTCTGGGTTGATACCATCAGTTGTAGGCTGAACTGGCGCGCCATAACCACGATCTTGCGCATCCTTAATCAACTTAAGCACGTCACCTTTGATTTGTTCAAGCGCAGTTACGCCGCCGCCCTTAACCACATCGGCAAGCGCAGAAACTAAATCAAATTGAATACGAGCCGCCAATTCAGCAGCTT